CTTGTAGGCCGCCGCCGTAAAGGAATAGTCGATATTTTTCGCCAGTGAGTAGGTGTTGTCGTAGAGCGCGGCGTTTGCAATCGGCGGACCCGCGTGGCCCAGGGCGGCCGCGATCACAAAATCAAGATCCTCGTATGTGAGCTTGCAGGGGATGGTAAAGGGATACATGGTGTTTCCCGCAATGCTCGATCCTATGCCTGCCTTGCCACGTAGCACCTCGTCCGCGTGTTTCTCGATCTCGTTGCCGAATGACTCCGACACAAACGGGATCGACTCGGTCACGGCAATGGCCGTGCCATAAGCGGCTTCCTTTTTAATGCCGAGAATTCCTTCAAAACCTTTTCCTATTGTCATGATATTTCCTCCTTTTTAATTTGAAATTTGATACTTGAAACTTGCAATTAGAAAGAGTTTCAACTATCAATTTTCAATTATTCATTATCAATTATCAATTATCTTTAAAGCCTCGTATACCGCATGGTGATGATCTTCATCTGTATCGCCGTGTCATCGTCCGCGAGAAGCTCGCTCTCGCTCTCCCCCACGGGCCAGGCAATGTCGGCCTGTCCGGACAGTAGATTGTTTTTGAGTGCCGCATACACCGCCGCCATAAGATCCAGGACGCCCAGCTTGGTCGTGGATGTATCGCCCATGATGGACGCCTCCGGCTTGTGGAGCTGCACATATATAATTATTTTGACATCGAGTTCGTGCTTCTCCTGGATGTTGGTCTGCATCTCATACGCGATAGACCCATCCTTGATTCCCGCCGCCGGAAACTTAACGGATGAGGGAATCAGCCGCTCATCCTCGGTCACGAATATGTCGCTGTTTCGGATCGTGGTCAACGATGTTTGAAGCTGTGTTTTTATCGCTTTTATCAGGGCTTTCATTGTGTTACATAATCCTCGAATATTCGTTGAAATACCCGCCAGTCCGCGTCCTGGACCACCAGGAAGGGTCGTTTCGGCATGGTCAGATTCATCTGTCTTGTATGTGCGCTGACAAGCACATGCCGAGGGGCGATTGCCTTTCCAAATGCCGTGTCCATATAGCGCCAGAATTTATTAACCTTGACATTCTTATTTATCTTTCCGCCAAGCTGATGAATGGCCCCGGACTTTACAACTGTTCCCGCGGTAAGGCTTGTTTCATCGGCCTTGACTGTGATGGAGTTCTTAAGCACTGCGGTATCCACCAATGTCTTTCCGCCGCCCGTTGCCGCCGCCCTTTTCGATGTCTTCCACCGCATGGGCCGGCCGCCGGTCTTGAAGTTTTTGCCTATCGAGCGCAACCATACCAGCCCGCACTCTTTGAGTGCCTGCTTGGGCTTTTCAAGGCGACCTATTATCTCGCCGATGTTTCGCTTGAGCTCTGTATCGTCTAAATTTAGTTTGAGTGAAATCATTAAAAACCGTGTAGTGTGTCCCTGGTAAAGAGCCTGGGCGACTGGTCTATATCCAGTGTGTTTGCCTCGGCGGGACTTCCGTCCGGGTCGTTTGCCCCGAGAGTGGCGATGCCTTTTGCCACATCTTTCAAAAATCGTATGGCATCGGTGTATCGCTTTTGTCGATCCTCGGGCACGCTTGTGCGCCGGGCATAGAGATTGTAGATGGCCAGATCCACCGAGACTTTGCGAATTATTGCCGGGACCGTGGCGAATGGGGTTGCATACCGTGCACCGCAATAGCCGTTGATCTCCGCGTCCGCGTCCGCAATGGCGCGGGTCACGGCGTCCGCGTCGACCGCGCCGGCGTCCGCGTCGTCGGTGAGTTGGACAAGAATATCACTGTCCATTTGCTCCAGTATATCCGCCTGTGTGCTGTATGCCATTATACGATCCCCTTACTTCTGAGGCCTTCTTGAATACTTTCCCAGGCCCGGTCTCGATCCGCGGCGGAAATATCTTCCTCCATTATCTCCTCCATTGCCGAAACCAACGGTTTGCCGTCCCCGGTTGTCTTGCCCCGTAATATCGCCTCTCGTGCCGCGGCTATCAGGGGATCCTCTGGCTGCGCCGGGGCAACGTAAACCGCATGTTCCAATATACCGGGCTCGGAGTCATCGGGCGGTTGTCCTGTGTCTTCGTCAACCGTAACCTCCACGATTAACATGGGCTCCGCTTTTAATATCGCAAGCTCTTTTTTCGAAAACCGATCATCATTGTGCTCGACCGGGTCCTTTGGATGTGCTATGCCGCAGCGCCGGAAATTATGTCGTTTACCTGCTATTTTTATCATAGTCTTGCTCCTATTGGCCCGCGCCAGTACTCCGGCGCGGGCACTATCACTGGGTTGTTAGCTTTCCAGGCCGAAGGCCGTCCTCTGTCCTCCGTCCTCTGTCCTCCGTCTATCACGCCCCGGTACTGCCGAACGATAGCTGCCAGAGGCCATAGCCACCGGCCGCCCGTGCCTCGGCGCCGAATCGGAATTTCTTCCGCATAAATACGTTGTCGGTTTCCTCCGTGGTCTGCTGCACGAAAACGGGTTTTTTCCGCTCCTGATATACGAAAGGCTTCAGGGGGCGGTTGGTTACATGGAGCATCCACTGAGTCGCGCTCGTAATGCGGGGATTTAGCAATAGTCTCGCCGTGCCGTGGTACGGGTTCGGGCTCTGGTCGGTCAACTTCGCGTTTTCGAGTATGAGCCTTCCCGTGGCCTCTAACGCCGGTCCGACTTCAAGAACATTCGGGATAAGGGCCAACGGCCTTCCCTCGTCATCCTTAAAGCTCATGATCGCCAACCGGGCTGCGCCATAACTCGCGGTAGCTGCCGCGGTGGTAGCCGCTGAAAGAGCGACCGCGCTTACGTTGCTCACGCTGGCGCCCGCCACATCGTGATCATTGTCGTAGAAATATTGCCCATCAAAGCAATCGGTTGCAAAGGCGTTATTTTTCAGGGTCGCGTCGAGCTCGTCCGGGAGCTGCTTCGCGCTGTAGCCCGCCTCCTGTGCCTGCGGTGCATAAATGCCCACGTTATCGTCATCAATATCGTTACGATCCACCTCTATCGTGGCCTCCCAGTCATCATTGACCACCGTATACTTGAATGCCTCCAGGTCTTTAATAACCTTGTCGCCCAGCCATTTGCGCATTTTGGGAAATCTCGACAGCCAGGCATAGTCGTTCTGGCCGGACCCGCTGGGGACCAGCATAGTGGTTTCTTGCCACACCGCCGGGGCCGCGTCGAATGCCTTGTTAAACGTGGTTTTCAGATTGATGAAAACCGACTCTATATTCGCTCTATTTACTATCATAATATTCCTCCTTTTTTTTGTTATCCATCCGTCGAAAAACTACGTTGAATATCTATTACGATGTTACGATGTTAATGCCTTGCGTTTATACTCGATCCACTGGGTGAGCATGATGACATCATCCGTGCCGAGCGTCCCGTCCTTGGGCTGCAGGGTCAGTTCTATTGCCGCCGGATATGCTGCCAGGTTTGCCAGTGCCAGGGTCAGGGTGACGTGCTGCACGGTCTTTGTCGCGGAGACTCCGACCATCGCATCGGTATCGCCCCCGAAATCCGCGTCCGCGTCATAGAGCGCGGCCACCACGTTGTTATATGCAACCACGGTGAACTTGGTGTCATCGGCATCGGTTGCGCCGACCTTGGCCGCCAGTATATGAACCACCGCGTTGGCGGTGACATCCATATCGGGCGGGACCATAGCCTTGGTTGCGACCGCCGTGGGATTGGGGTCATTGTTCCACCGGACGCCCATCCCCTTCGCCGTTACGCAAAAGCCAGGCAGGGGATTGGAGGCATTCGAGAACGCCGCCAGTGGTACCCCTGCATCGGTGATGGTGGGCATGGGGATATCGATGATGCCCTTGGTTGTTTTAATATGCTGGTAGATTTCCTGCATCATCCCCTCCAGATCTGTCTCGGTGGTAAATAAACCGGCGTCCGCGCCGCTGATGGCGCTTGCGGCGTGTGCCCCGGTTGTGTCCGCGATATGCGTGGCAACGTCTGCCTGGCGTATGGCAGGCTCTATGTCGATCCACGCGTGGGTTGTGTCGATATATCCCGCGATGATCCCGCAAAAGATATCGTGAGTGGTATAGGCCGTAATGTCCACGGTCTGATCGTCCACGAGAAAAACATTATCCCCCACGTTTGCGATAGTAATTGCCGTATCGAGAAGGGCTTTAATCAGGCCCCTCCGGCGCAGGACTACTTGCTCGTCGCCGTCCGATCCGCCGGAGTTATCTACCTGCTCGGTGGCCACGCCCTGAAATATCAGGCCCGCGGTATCCGCGCCCGGTACTGCATATCCATCGGCGGCCACGCATACAAACGAGCCTCCATAGATGGTATCCGCGGCGGACACCTCAAAGGCCAGCTCCACACCCTCGGTGTATTGCAGACTCTTGTCTTCTGTTAATGCTGTCATAATCGTTCCTCCTTCTGTTTGTTATCTATTATGTCCTGATTCCATCTCCCTGATGACCAGGATCATGCGCCAAAGGACGCCAAATCCTCCGCCGTATTACCAAACTGTTTGGCTATAAGCAGGGCGCCGTCCGTAATAGCGCCCGGTTTATCCTCTGGACCCGGGGCAATATCGCCGACGGGGATTACGCTGCCCGGTGGCCGCGAGAGCACGATGAGTTTAAATTGATCTGGGCTATTTAGGGCCAGATCCCGTGCCCATTTGTCCAGCTCGTCGGGAGAGGTTTTGCCTTCCTTGAGGGCCATCGACACAAGACCTTCCTGTTTCATCCCGCTCAGTTCCGCGCGCAGGCTTGTGACCTCCAGGCTCAACTCCTGGGCCGGTTTTTGTGCCGCGCGCAGGTCCGTGATGCTCTTAAGAACAACCTCTTTTTTTGCGTCGGTGCCCAGCTTTAGCTCATGCATAACCTCTCTACAGGCAATTACTTCCACCTGCTTTGACGCGGCCAGTTCAAGCTCCGTGTTTTTGGCCACGACCGCCTCTACGGCCTCGACCACCTTTGCCTCGTCGGCATTGTCCGCCAACTTGCATATCTTTTTAAGCTTCCCTATCGTCATCTTCTCCTCCTCTTGACCCGTGTTAGGATCATTTTTAAGTTTATATTCACTGTTCATTTTTGCCGTGATCGGTTGCAGATGGTTGATCTTAGGAAAATTAGTCAACGCAATGCTATCGATTACCACGACCCTCTGGTCCGCCAGCCGCACCCAGAAAACGGGGGAAAAATAACGGTACTCCCGCTTGGCGATATACTCCCTCGCCTTTTCCGTCCACTCTACCGTCGCCCACAATCCCTCGGTTCCCTTTTTCAGGAACGCGCGCACCCAGCCAGCGGCCGGGGCTTCTTTTCCGGTAAGGGTCTGGTGTTCATAGTCGATGACCAGGTCGTTTCCCCGGCGGTCAAACTCCGCGATAATGGAATCCATTGCCATATCATCCACAAATGCATCCTTATCGCCCTCGATTTGTACCGTCCCCGAGGGCAACACCTGAAATTCAGTGGGAGTCCCCTCGATCGCCTTTAAAATCAAATGTACTTTCATAGTATTTCCTCAATTTCAGTTATCACCACAGAGACACAGAGTTCACGGAGAATAATAATTTTTAAACACTGCTTATCTTTTTTCTTTCCAATTTCTAATTTCTAATTTCCAATTTCATCTTCAGTCGGTTTATGATCCCATCCCTCGTCAGGGATCAGGGGTCTGGCCGGCATCCTTTTTCCGGTTGCCGGGTCTACCGGCTCGATTAATTCCCCGGTCGGGTCGTGTGTCTCTATTGTAAGATTCTCCTCCTCGGCCGCGTATTTGTGTACCGCATGGACCGTGCACCGGCAGTTAAAGCCGTTGGGCGGATACCAGGTATCCCAGAAGGAATGATCCTCCGGGAAAACCTTGCCATCCAGGGCCGCGTGTGTCGGCCTGGTGCGGCTATCCATCACCGCGTCGTATTCCCAAAAGGGAAACCTCTCCGCCTGGTCCTTCATCTGCTTGTACCGCCCGGCCTGATAGGCCGTCTGTACATTGGTCCGAAAGATAGTCTGCACCCGCCAGGGCGTCATGTCCGGTGGCGTATCCCAGCCCCGCGCCTGAAAAATATCATCCAGCCGGTCCCGGAAATCACTCAGTGTCTCGCCCTCCGTAATGGCCGCGCTGATGGCGCCATGAATATCCTCGATAATATCCTTCGCCGCCACATCGGCCACGGTAAAAGCCGTGCGCCGCGCCCCCTCTTCCAGGGCATAATATTCCTCCGCCGCCAGGGGCAAAAGCCCCTCAAAATATTCCCGCGCCTCATCAAACGGCAATGGTGTTAATTCGATTGTCATAATATCCAGTTGTCAGTAGCCAGAGGCCAGGGATCAGTATTTTTCCGTCCTCCGTCCTCTGTGCTCTAACCTTTGAGCTTTGAGCTGTTAGCCAAGAGGCATTGCCTCCTGTGCAAGCCGCCCCACCGCTGTCTCGCAATCTTTTTCTGATATTTCAATCCCTATTGCCTTGCGCCCTAATTTTTTACCAGCTACAAGGGTTGTGCCTGAACCCATTGCAAAGTCCAGCACCATTTCGCCTTCGTTGGTGTAGGTATTGATAAGGTATTCCATAAGTGCTACTGGCTTTTGGGTGGGGTGATTTACAAACTCCTTTGAGTTGGGCCGCAAAGAATTTATCTCCAAAACGCTACTTGGATTCTTCTTGTTTGCATCATATTTATTAGAATTAACCTCTATATACTTTAAGCCAGTTTGTGCGCTTCCAGAATTATGGAAACTGTAATTAGAACTTTGCGCTTGTTTTATCCGGTTACTAAGCCTTGTAACCATTTCCTTATTATACAAGGACTGTCCATCACAAAAAACTATAATGTTTTCATGATACTTCATGGGTTGTTTATTTGCCAAGGCAATATTTGAAGGATTTGATTTCTTCCAAATCCATTCATATTTAAACATCCCCATATTAGAGCTTATTAGGGTCGTGGTGAACGGTTGGGATGCAGTCATTACAATCGCACCATTAGGCTTGATAATTCGCTTCAGTTGCTCCCACATTGGTTCAAACGGTATAATCGAATCCCAAGCACAAGCAGTCGTGCCGTAGGGCGGATCTGCCATTACCATATCAACAAAACCAGTAGGGATATCCGGCATTATCTCTAAGCAATCCCCGTTATAGATCGTAATGCCGTTATGGTCGTAATATGGTTTCATCTTTTCTTCCCAATTTCCAATTTCCAATTTCCAATTTCATCTTCTTCCCCTACTCCCTCACACTCAGCCTCCCATACAACTCCGCCACATACACGGAGCGTGCAAGGAGCTCCTCCATTTCCTTCCGGTCCATTTCATCGTAGAGCGCGGAGAGCCCGTCACGGATCTCCTCCAGGGATGTGGCCCGTGCAATTAGTTTTTTTACCGGCTCCTGAAGGCCTGACATGGCCGTGGCTGCACGATCCATGCTCTCCCCTACCAAACCCTCTATTGTCTCCTGTTCAGGCGAAAATGGGGTCTGTTTCGCGATAATGTGTCTGTCCTTGGCCGAGGTCATGGTTGATTTTTGCGCCGGGGCATCCAATGTCGTCTCTCCCTTTTTAGGGAGGGGGATCTTGAACCTCTCCGATACATGCTCCGCGGACATGGGCTGGTTGATCTCACGGAGATTTTTGTATACCTCGGAGAGGTCCTTGAGATCCTCCGCTGTCTCGAATCGGAATTTGAACCACGGCAGGGGTTTATCCCATCCAAAATTATAGCCCACGAGGGGGCGTATAAATTGTGAACGATATGTCTTGGCGAGAGACTCTTCATCCGCCTTGATGAGATCATGCCGCACCAGGTCCTGGGCATCGTCGGCCCCAAGCCTGCCTGGGGTTCCCTCCGTGGTCGCGGTCTGGCCCAAAATCGCCTTTGACATTTCCTTGTTGCAGAATTCCGCGAGTACCTCGTAGGTATTATCCCTGCCCGCATACTTGGCGACCTCGAGAAATTCAATCTCGGTGTTTTTTGAGATAATTCCGGCCGCGTCACTTCCCAGGCTTCGGATAGCGGAGATAAGTGCCTCCTTGTCTTCCTTGCCCGCGCTCGAATCATATTTTCCAAGCCGCATGGGCATACCGAAGATCTCCGTGAATGCAACCCAGTCCTTGATGGCGTAGTTCTTGAACAAATACATCCAGGCACACGTTCTGAGGATGCCGGCCCTGGTGTCATAGCCGGATCTGGCCTTGTATCGGTGATACAATAATTTGAACGCGGGCATCTCCTCGCCCTTGACCTGCTCGGATTCCGTGATGATGCGCGGCATCTCGTATTGTTTTTCCCAGAGGCCTTTTTCGTAATCGGAATAAAAGAGGGCGCGCTTCTGGTGGATCCAGTTGAGCCCGCTGATTACCGCCTGTTTCCCTTGGACATCCCACATGACCTCGGACAGGGCAAAGCCCTTCCCAATGGCATCCAGCAAATTCAATTGGGCGTCGTCAAAATCCGTTATTGCCGCAATCACATCGGTTATAAAATCCCGGATCTTGGTGTCCTCGGCGCTGTTTGAATACGGCAGGATCTCATACTCCAGACCCTGGACCGCGTTTTTTCTTGTCTGCATCTGGGAAAACAGATGTGTGTCTTTTTCCTCCATCTCCTCGTATAGCTCCGCCTGGCTGTAAAGATCCCCGGCGTCCGCGTTCTTAAGAATAGTTGTCAGACCTTGCGGGGTTAAACCCTGGCTCGGATATCCAGACCACCTGTCCCGGATTGTGGTGACCGCGATCTCCCGCGTCTCCGGTCGCTTTTTTATTTTGATCTCTCTACCAAACTGATCTACAATCATTTAATATGCTCCCTGCATCGCCGTGAACCGGCGGGATATTACTGTTTTATATTCTATGATGCCGGCGGGTGTACTTGCCGCATGCACGGCAAGGGTCTTGGCCCAGAAATGATCGGCGTGGCCCGTGGCCTCGGTCTTTTCCGCGTCAAACCGGAAATGTTTGGTGGTTGTCGGATATTTTTTTACACTGTGCAGTGAACTCCGGATCGTGCTGTCGGACGGAATCCGGCTGCCGATATCCTCGAAATTCTGCTTGATACCGATGGCCAGTACCTCCTTATTCTCCGCTGTAAATGGGATACCCTCGACCTTATATTCGCCGAATCGATCCTGGGCGCCCTCGGCGATCTGCGCGCCGATGCCGGTCTCATCTATACAGGCGCGAATAAATCTCGGGATGGAAAGAATCGTATACAGTACCTGCTCTTGAATAAAAAACGGGGTTCGTTTTAGTTCAACCACCGCGGCACATTGCAGTATATTGTCTATTTCCTGATCCACCCAGATCACCGACAAATCCTTTTTTCTGCCTATATCCATGCCGACATGGAGGCCCCCTAAAAATTTTATCTTGGCGAGGACGTGTAACGGCAGGGCCGGCTTTATCTTTGTTTGTTTATAGAGTTTGTAATTTTCCGTTGCGGCGGCTATGAGATCCGCCACCCAGGAAGGCTCTTTCTCTATGCGTACATCCTCGACGGATGAGATCAAATCATGGCCGAGCCATGCGCTCACCTCATCCGACGGCACGCACTCGAACTCTTCCTGCCACGCGTCGTCGTCATTGAGGGCAAGCCTGAGGTCTTCCGGCTCGATGGGTGCCCCTTCCTCATCATGGAGTTCAAGGCCCATCTGTATTG